TATGTATGCTAGATCTCAAGAGATTGCACATACTAAACTTCATGCATTAGAAAAACAATTCAATGCGAGGGAGCATAACTTCAATCATGCTTATGCAAGAATGGTTGCTTATACTAAGTATTTCAAAGAAATAACTGGTGATGAATATGTCCCTTATGCATCTAAAGCAACAAAGTATATGCCTAGTGAACAAAGACAAAACAAAGTAAATACAATTAAAACTGAACAAAAACAAAAACTAAAAGAGTTTTATAATTCTACTATGGGTAAATTAGAAAAACCTTTAGACAATGAAGATGGTACTATATCTTCTGAGTTAATCCCAGCTTACGCATAGTTGGGATTTTATAAAAAAATTCGCGAGCCTACGGCTCGCGTTTCTATTGGTTAAGAATAACATACAAAAGCCACAATTCGGTGGTAATTCCAGGTGCACTGGACTGACTTAACCGAAAACAACGGAGAATAATATATGATAACTAAAGCATTTAAATCAGGTATATGGGTAGGTAGCTCATTACTGAACAGTAAACTATACAAAGCTGCTAAGCGTAAAGGTGTATGGTATTACCGATTATTTATATCAGAAGATTTCGCTAAAACTATGGGCGATATCTATGATATGAATGTTCTTGAAAGAAAACTAAAAGGTCTATCGAGATTAAAGAAAAGAGTATTTAATGTAGATGATAATGGCAATATATGGGATCCAGCTACTGGTGAAATATTTGGCAATGTAAATACATTAAAAGAAACACCAGCTACTCCTAAGACAGAGCCGAAAGCTGACTTTGACTTTGAACATACAGCTTCAGAACTCATAAGAAAACATTATGGAGAAGAAGATGTAAACGCTATTGCTGGTGCTGTTAATCAAGAACTCATGGATAAACATAATTATGTAACTTCTATGGAAGAAGATGAACAAATTATTGACATGATTAATGAATATACAGCAAATCAAAGATAATGGGTATCTTAGACATAACCATATTACTAATAGTAGGTATTACTATGGTATACATACAAGCGAGGAAATAATGAGTAAAATAGGTAATTGGGTATTAGAAATGACCGAAGCTGCAGCTGAACTTACTAGAGAACAATTTATCAAAAAGTATGGTGAAGCTAATGCAGATGTATGGGATAATAATAAAAAAGAAGAATTAGAACATGAACTAATACCAAGTATACATGACGTTCGACATGAACTAAATAAAAAGGAGGACAGATGAGTGAACATGAACAAACAATGAAAATACTAAATGATAAAATGGTTGATATGCAAAACTCTTTTATTACGACTATAGGTAAACAAGTAATAAAAAACATGAGTGATATCAACAAATTAAATGATCGTATTTTAAAACTTGAAAGTGAAAATCAAGAATTAAAAACCGAAATAGAAAAAGAATTTGGAGGAACAACAAATGAGTGAACAATTATTACCAGCATGGCTGCCTGATTTTAATACTAAAAAGATTGATAAAAAAGAAGCAGCTGAAATAATGTATAAAAGTTTATTTAAACATTGCAAAGCATATGGAATGAAACCTGATATTGAAGTATCAAAACCTCAATCATATCCAAATAAATTTACACATACCAAAGATGAAATGGCTGGTAGTAATACAAATAACATACAAGTTATTTGGGAATCAGGCCCATTTGATTGGGGTGTTGCCTATTCATTAGGTAGTCACCCACAATCATACAACTTTGGTAAAAACATACAGGATTGGTACTTAGAAACCCACTGGGGTTTTGATGTTATATTCTGTGATGTATAAGAACACTTACTAATAGATTCAAGTCGACAGTTAAAACATATTAGTAAGTTAGTGTACCTAACAACCCGAGAGGTGTTATAATATAGTAATATATTAAATTACCTAGTGAAGAAGCAAGATAAGTGATCGTGGGCTTGTTTGAAGGTACACATTAGTGGTTACTTGGTACAGTTTAGAAGTATACGCCAAAGTGCCACACAAAAAGAACATTCTACTGAACTAGTAATCTGAGATAACGTTATGGGATCGTAAGCGCATGAACTATTACTCAGAGGTATTATACTGCCTACAAAGAAAGTATATAGTAGAATTAGGGAGGCTAGTCAGCTTAGCTCACGCCTCCCCCAATGGTTAGAACACAGTTTTTCCTCCTGAATGTTTTACTGTGTTCTTATGGGAGTAGCTGCGAAACGCTGGGATTAATTCCTATATATATTAGTAGCTCTACTCCCAATTAAAAAACACCCTGAGGATACGTCAGTTAGCTGTAATTTAAAATCTGACACGAGGGTTATGGGGAATATATAATAAGCGTTAGAGCTTAATGTATTCCCCAGCGTAACTTGACAAACCGAATAATATTCAGATATTAAAACCTATGTCTAATAAACAATTAGGAATATTTTTTGATAGTGTAATACCTCAGTTCGTAGAACAGAGAAAAAAACTAGGATTATCACAATCAAGACTTGATGAAATGATTGGTTGTGCTAGAGGTTTAGTATCAAAATGGGAAGTCGGTATAAGGAAACCGAGTGGATTTCTATTTTGTTGTTGGGCCAATGCACTTGAATGTACAATAAAATTAAAAGAAAAAAAAGATCAACAAAAAATAAAATCTTAGTCGGTACATACTTCGACACATTAACACCACAATCTAAAATTATATATAAAGAACAAAATCAACCGAAAAGCTGTAAATGCAAAGGTGTTGATTTAGTGTATGGCAATGGCACATATTGGTATTGTGCTAATTGTCATCTTAATGAATGGGGGAAGAAATGATAGATGAAAAAAATTATCCAAAAGTTTATGAAAAATCTTTTGTAGTTTATTCTTATGATAAAGATCTTAAAGTTGAAGATATAAATAAAATATTAAAAGAACATAATGTAACAACAAGAGAACTGAAAGATGATGAGGTAATATATCAGATATGAATAAAACAAGTCCAAGTTATTATAGTAATAACAAACCAGAACTAACTGAATTAATTAATGCATGGAAGCTTAATTGGTGTGAAGGTAATGCTGTAAAATATATTCGCAGACACCGATACAAAAATAAAGAACAAGATGTACTAAAAGCAATTTGGTATTTAACAAATATATTAGAAGGTGAATATGGGAATCAGTTTGCTGAAAGCATTAGAAGGGCAGTTCAAGAAGTTGAAAATAAAACTACCCTTAAAGCACTCAGACCACATAGATCGTAAAAGATCTATCAAAAACTTTGTTATGGTATTAGCTATACAATATCTAGAATCAGATATGTATAGATACTTTGCCAAACATTATACGAGCCAGCGTGTGGCTGACAATCGTAAAGTAAAACCAATAGAAGATTATATATGGAGGAGGTACAAACATGGGAAGTCAGACAGGGATTTGGCAAGAGATCAACGAAATGTATACAGACGACAACAAATTAGAGAGAGGAGCTCTGACTAGATGGGAAAAGGAAATGGAAAACTTACACCACCCAAAAGACCAACAGGCATTGGAGGTACTGATGCAGTGCGTCTTGCAAATGGCGAATGGAAAGACCTTTGGCTTGAGAAAACTGGAAAGATCGAAAGAGAAGATCTTTCAGGTGTATTGCCAGTTCAACTTGGAGTATTTACCGAGGAGTTCAACAGACGCTGGTATCAAGAAATTACTGGAGAAAGGGTTGTTAATATAAATAGTGTTTGGACACACCCTGAATATGATTATATTTATGGTAGTCTAGATGGTGTTGCAAAAGGCAAAGTCTTTGAAGCTAAACATACAAATGCATTTAGTAAAAAAGATAAATTAATTGAAAGATACTATGCCCAGGTGCAGCATTATATGATGGTCACAGGTTTTTCTAAAGCTGTGTTATCTGTACTTTATGGTAATCATAACTATGAAGTATATACAATAGAAAGGGATAAGCCTTTTCTACAAAAACTAGAAATAGCGTGTCACTTATTTTGGTTTCATGTAATGAATAATATTACACCACCAGAATACATTGACTTTGATCTAATGGGGAAAATAAAAAATGAACATGACATCGCGTTACACTTTGGAGAAGAAATATCCACTGACAGCTGGTTGGAAGGAAAGCTCAACTAGTAAAGAAGCAGCAAGAAAAATTGATTCACGATCAACTAACTTGCGAACAGAATGTTTAAATGTAGTAAAACGAAAAGGTAATTATGGAGCTACACCTGAAGAAGTAGCAGAAATATTATCAGAAAGTATACTATCAATTAGACCAAGATTTACTGAACTAAAATTACTAGAATATATTATTGATTCTGGTGATAGAAGAAAAAATAGTTTCGGTAGTAACACCAAAGTATGGAGGTACAATGACGAAAGATAATAGAAATGTATGGGATAGTTTAAAAGAAACTGATCCTAGATTTACCAAACGCATTAACAAAGGTTTTGGTGAAATAACTACTATTGATCCACAATGGCAGATTATGAAAGTAACAGAACAGTTTGGCCCAGTAGGTACTGGCTGGACATACCGAGTAGATTATAGCTATCATGGTATGGATAATAGTCAAACTGCTGTTGTAGCTGCAGAAGTATCTGTTGCAACAAACAAAAACAAAGAAGGCTTTTGGGATTTTTATGGGCCTATTTGTTCGCCACTTAAAATGTATAGAAAGACTGGTGCATTAGATGACGAAGCACCAAAGAAAGCAATGACTGATGCATTAACAAAAGCGTTCAGTCACTTAGGACTTTGCTCTGATATATTCATGGGTAAGTTTGATGATTCTAAATATGTTAAAAATTTAGAAGAAAAATACTCAGGAAAAGTAGATCCAAGTAAAGTTACTAAGACAGTATAGTCGCCCACAGCTAGGGGTACGGTGTGTAGGTTAGCTGTTGGGCAATGTTCTCCATGCCTACACACATAAGAAAGGATACATATGAAAGTAAATGAATTATTGCATAGTTTAGTATTGCAAGGACATAAG